GTGCGTTTTCTTCAAAGGAGGAGGCCGAGGTCGTTGTCGATTATGGGTCTCCTGAGTGTACACTGACTGGGGAAGAGCTTTTCGCTTGGCGTGCGTACCTTGAAAGGGAAATGATTACGCTTGAGGAGTACGGCATGCTGGTCGATTCTGAGCGTAACCAGTGCCTCGTCAAAGCCATTAGAAAATATATCAGGGATAACTTGTCGAAGTTCAATAGAGGTCTAACTAAGGATGGGGTAATTGAATAAGTTTATAGTTAATATTTTTTTGGATGGTCTTTTATGGTTGTCGATTCTTGTTTATTGGATCGGACTGCCTGGTGTTCTGTACGCAGAAAGATTCATTGTATTTTTTCTGTGGGTTAACATAGTTTTTGGCATCATTGCTGCCCTTATTCCTAAGGGAGAAATAACTCTAGAAGCCATGATAGCGTATCGGGACAGTCATCGTTATCATAAGATTTATAATAGTTATTCGTGGATATTCGAGGCTCTTGCTGTGGCTGCTATCGGTTTTACCTTTACGGCTTTTGTATACATTCTTGGCTGCATTTGCTTTATGTCCCATCGGCAAAAAATTCGAGAGGCACTGTCTGAGATCTCTGAAGATCTCTGCGGCTAGTGGAGGCAATGGAGCTATTCCAGTATGAGGACGTAACGCCGCAGCCTGGGCCGCAATGGATGGCTATGAAGTCCGATGCGGACTACCTTTTTTATGGTGGTGCCGCGGGTGGTGGAAAGAGCTTTTACCTGCTTATGGAGATGATGCGGCACTATCTTAACCCGCATTTTTACGCTGCGCTTTTCCGCAGAAAGTCTACGAACCTTCGTGTACCTGGCGGTCTATGGGCTGAGTCTATGATGATGTACCAACATTTCGGAGCTGAACCAAGAGAGAATTATCTCGACTGGCGGTTCCCGAGCGGAATGTACATCAAAATGTCTCACCTCTTGCTTGAGCGTGATGTGCACGATTGGCACGGCTCGCAACTTTCTTTCCTTGGCTTTGATGAGGTTACGGAAATGACCGAGTTTCAGTTCTGGTATATGACGAGCCGTATGCGTTCAATGGCCGGTATCCCTTCTTACATGCGCGCTACGTGTAACCCCGACCCGAATAGCTGGGTTAAAGATTTTATTCGCTGGTGGTTGGATGAGGAGGGCAGATTCGCAGACCCAAAGAAGTCTGGGAAAATCAGATGGTTCATACGTATTGGCGATGAACTGCACTGGGAAAATTCTAAGTCTGCAATCATAAAGAAGTACGGTAAAAAGCTTGGCCGGTTCGCTAAGTCGGCGACCTTCTTTCTGTCGAAGCTCTCAGATAACAAGATCTTAATGCAGAACGATCCACAGTATGAGGCGACGATGATGGCTTTGCCGCTCGTCGAGCGCATGCGTTTGATGGAGGGCGACTGGTTAATCAGTCCGGCCGCTGGGACTATTTTCACACAGTCGGATTTTAAGATGATCGATGCCATCCCGGTCAGTGTAACCCAATGGTTTAGATGTTGGGACAGAGCTGCTAGCGAGGTGAGCTCTTCCAATCCTGATCCGGATTATACGGCGACTGTGAAAATGGGAAGGTGTGAAGAGTCTGGGAGAATCATAGTTGCCGACGCTGACCACATGCAGGAGAAGGCGAGCGTTGTGGATTCCAGAATCAAAAACCAGGCGGTAATCGATGGGCCAGATACGACTGTCGTCATCTTCCAAGATCCAGGCGGCGCGGGAAAAAGGGAGGCTGAGGACATGGTCGGAAAGCTCATCGGCTTTGAGGTTGTTGTCGACGTTGCTTCTAAAAGCAAAGAGGTGTGCGCGAGGCCGGTATCATCGCAAACTCAAAACGGAAATGTGGTGGTTTACTCAGGCATTCCGCGTCCGCGCCTTGAGCTTTTCTTCTCACAGCTAGAAAATTTCCCGGAAGGTTCGCACGACGACTATGTCGACGCGTACTCAGGAGCATTCAACGCTCTAGCCGACGGCAACACTAGACCGCGCGCCGGATAATTAACAGATTAATATTTGAGGACGTGTTACTTTGTTGAGATCATAGGGGAGTGATTTCTCGCGCCGCTGAACTATTTCGCAATTTTAGCTTTCCTGGTAACAAAAAAGGTCTGACTCTTGTTACCGGCTTCCGTGGATGGGGGCAGGGGCAGCTCACCGAGAAAGAGATGTACGTTGAAGGGTATGGCATTAACTATGCTGTGTTTACTGCGGTCTCTAAGATAGCCGACAAGTGCGCGACGATGCCGCTCAAGTTATGGGAGCGCAACGCTAAGGGCGAGAAAATGGAAGTCTTGGACGATGATGTTCTTAGGCTTCTCCATCGTCCGCATCCGACAATGGATTACCCGTCGTTTGTTCGCTGGTGGGTTTCGTACTATCTCCTCGCTGGAAATTCATTCGTTATGGGTCCTGGATTTGACAATCCGGTTACAGATTTGCCCGCATGGTTATTCGTTTTAAATCCCGAGGACGTTCAGGTCAAGGTCGACACGTTAGGCCTTCCTCTCGAATATCAGGTCTATTTTAGGAAGGGTAATCGGAAGGTTTTTGAGGTTGATGAAATCTCGTATCACTCTGTAATTAATCATACAATGAAGTTTAACCCGATAAATCAAGATCGCGGAATGAGTCCAATGCGGCCGCTGCAGTTGTCGATAGAGAGCCACAACGAGAGCAAAAAATTCGTTGTCTGCTTTATGAAGAATCGAGCGGTGCCAAGCGGTGCTCTTGTTTCTGAAAAGCCCCTTACTCCTACGCAAATGACTGAGTTTAGAAAAGAGTTGCAGGAGAATTATCAGTCGTCTCAGAACGCTGGGCAGCCTTTGATTTTATCTGGCGGCGTGAAATGGCAGCCTTTTACTGGCCTGGGCTCTAAAGGGCAGTTCCATATTTCAGATATTAATGATGACGCCAAGGCCATCGCCCTTGCGATGGGGCTCCCCCCTCAGCTCTTGGGCGTGACCGGCGACTCTACATATAACAACGTCGAATCAGCAAAACTGGCTCTAGTTGAGGAAACATGCATTCCTATAATGCAGTCTCTTGCGAGCTCTCTTTCTATGTGGATGGTCACGCCGAAGAATAAAAACCGCCGGCTTTGGCCGCATATCGATGACGTGCCTGAGATCCAAGAAAAGAAAATGAAAATCTATGAGCGTGTCGACAAGTTCTCCTCGTATAGCTTGAATGAAAAGCGCACTCGAATGGACGTCGACGAGAAGGAGGGGCGGGTCTACGATTCTCCTCTGATTGCTCCGAACCTCATCCCGGCTGACGATTACGATCTATTTTTTGCTGATTCTGTAGATGACGAAGAGCCCGAGACTCTGCCCTCTGACGACGATAAAAAGTCTATGCGTGCGCAGGCGTTCGGCTCTTTTATCCCTTTTAACGTGAAAGCCTCAAATCTAACTAAGGCCGAGAAGAGAACCTATCACGCTGATTTTCTTCGGTTAAGGTTTGGTCTTGAGCGTAGAATGAAAAAGGATTTTACCAAGGCGTTCATTGCCCAGGGCAAAAAGCTAGTTGCCAAGGCTGGCGATATGGTTGATCAGCAGGCGGTCGATCAAATCATTGAAGAGCGGTTAGAGTTAGATTTTGAGCCATTCACCAATATCCTAAATAAGCACTATCGACGTATTTTCAAAAAGTTCAACACGTTTACAATGCGAGGGTTTAAGAACTCTCAGGCTGTAATTGAGTCAAAGGACCCTGTAGAGGTTGGGTCATTTTTTGAGAACGAGCTCCTACAGTTTATTCTCGACGTTTCATCTGAGCAGGTTCAGCACATCACCGACACGACTCGCAAGGAATTGCAGGCAATTTTGCACGTCGGTATTGTTGAGGGGCTGTCTGAGATCGAGTTAGCGAATGCCATAGAGGAAAGTTACGAAGGTTTTTCGGAGGCTCGCGCGCGTAACATTGCCCGCACAGAAACTACCATAGCCTCGAATTCTGCCTCGAGAGCTTCGGCTGAGTCGCTACAGATCGCGACCATGTTGAAAGGTTGGTTGAATGCTGGCGACGGTCGAGTCCGTGACGGCAAAAGTGACAATTCGTTTAAACCGTGTGAGTGTAAAGCAAGTGCCAATCACGTCGTAATGAACGACGTTGAAATTCCAATGAATCACAAATTCAGAGTTCCAGGTAAAAATGGCAATGATAGAATGGACGGTCCCGGAGATAAAGACGCCCCGGTCGGTCAGATAGCAGGATGCAGATGCGCAACGTATTATGTAGTACCTGTCGAATGAAAGGCGTCTTATGGATCTCAAGACCTTAGAACAAAAGTGGCTTGCTCTCAAAGGCAAGATGCCTGAGTTCAAGAATTTTGCTTTCGAAATAGGTGGAGTTTTAAAGGTTGCAACGGGCGGCAATACATATGGCGCGACCGGTAACGTTGCTCTGATCGAAGGTTTCTCTGGAGGAACTGGCAACAAAGACGTTTACAATGACATTATCACGCAAGGCGCCTACGAGGAGACGATCAAGAAAGACGTTCACTGGGCTGTATTGCGGCACCATGATCCAGATATAAAGATAGGGTTTAACGGGGAGGCACACGACCAAAAACGCGGCCTTAAGACCGTTTCAGTCCTCGCTCTAGATACTCAGCAGGCGAGCGACCAGTTTCATTTGTCGAAGTTGGCCCTGGAAATGGACGCGAAAGATGCTCATTCTATAGGGTTTATCGCCAAAGAATGGGCCATAAAAGACGTCAAAGACGAGAGAATTCGCGAGATTACAAAAATAGAAATGTGGGAGCACTCATTTGTTACTTGGGGGGCTAACGACAAAGCCTTCACCACTTCTCTGAAAGAGTGGGAGGCAGAGCTTAGCTCTAAGGACGGTAGTCTTGGGCTTGGCGATTTAGTTGATAAGTTTTACCAGTTCCTAGAAGGAGCGGGACACAAGCATAAGGACGTTATGGATTTTCTTCTGAAAGATGAGAGGGAGCAACGCTCAATGGCGGAGCTAAAAACCATGATTGATCAGACTGGGAGCATTTTCAAAAAATCAATCAACCCTTAAATTCTTTAACTAGGAGAAAAGATTATGGAATTGAAGCAGTTAGCCGATCAGCTCGAAACATTGGGCAAAGATCACAAAACGTTTTGTGAGAGCTACGACTCTCAGCTTAAAGAGCTCAAGGAGAAGGGCACCGTTGATCCTCTTTTGCAGGCGAAAGTCGACAAAAATAACGAGGGAATTACGGCGATCAATGACCAGGTAGATGCTCTGAAGAAAGAGATCAAGCTCGCCGGTCTTCGTAAGGACGTTAACTCGGCGTCTGTGGAAGAGAAGACCCACAAGTACAAAAATTATAAAGGTATGCCAGAATTCAAGCGCGCTTTCTTCACAGAGGACGGAATGTTCGACGAGGAGAAGAGCAAAGTCGCTGGCGATGTTATCTCTAAATACATGAGAAAAGGTCTCGAAGGCATGAACGAGAAGGACCGCGAAAGCCTTACCGATCTGAAGTTTAACAGCGTCGGCACTGATTCGGGCGGTGGTTACTTGGTTCGTCCTGAGGTCGGCGAGATGATCATTCACACGCAGGTTGAGACCTCTCCTTGGTTGAAGTTTGCTGATATTATCAACATTTCGACGGACGCGATCGAGTATCCGACCACCAACAAAAGACAGCCAGCGACCAGAACTTATGAGACTGGCGCGCGCGTTGAGACCACTGCTGCAACGTTTGGCCTTGGCAGAATCGAAGCGAAAGAAGCCTATTCTCGACCGAAGGTCACGCAGAAGTTTCTCGACGATGCTGCTATCGACGTAGAGCGGTTTTTGGCTGAAATGGCTGGGGACGAATTCGGTTATCTGTACGCGACTGAGATGGCAACCGGCAACGGTGTAACCTCTCTCCGTGGGATCCTAACTTTCGACGACACCTCGACCGATGAGATCGGCAAGGTCGAACAGATCGATAGCGGATCCGCCGCAGCCATGAATGACCCGGACAAATTCATCGATATGCAGGCCGCCATTAAACCGGCTTATTTGCAGGCGTCTCGATGGTTCGGTCGTCGTGCGACTGAGGCAGTTGCTCGAAAGTTCAAGGATGGTATGGGCAACTATCTTTGGCAGCCAGGTCTTACCCTTGCACAGCCTTCGACTCTTCTCGGGCATGAATTCGTAAAGTGCGAAGATGTTTCGGCGATTGCTGCGAACGCTTTGTCTTTGGTCTTCGGAGACTTGGGAAGGTACAAGATCGTAAAGAGAATCGGAATGCGAGTTCTCAGAAACCCTTATTCGGAAGAGCCGTTTGTGCGGTTTACTTTCACAGAGAGAACTGGTGGGAATCTTCAAATCCACGAGGCTTTGAAGATTCTAAAGATTTCAGCTTAATTTTATCGGCTTAATGCCTTGATGATAAAATTCACCGCAGGGTTTTACGGCCCTGCGGTTACAACAAAACAAAAAGAGACATGAGTTTGCTTTAAGAAAAAACTAAAACTTCGGAGGAAATATGAGAGAATTAAGAGCCAACATAAAGGTCGAGCCGGTTATCAACCCCGCCGCTGCGATCACGGACAACACTGTGCAGGTGGGTACGTCTATCGATCATCAGGGGTTCGATTCTAAGGTGTATTCTATGCATTACGGCGCGATTAACGATGCGGGCCTGTCAGTGACTCCGTTGCTGGAAGAGTCAGACGACGACGTCACCTTTACGGCCGTCGCAGATAACGATATGAACAGCACTGAGGCAGCAGAAACCGTTGACGAAACTGCGGACAACACAATCAGAACTCTCGGGTACATCGGCGGGAAGCGATATTCTCGACTTACTCTAACTCCTGCGGGTAATGCTGCGGACTTGTTTTTGTCGGCGTCTTGCATCCAGAGTAACCCTTGGATTGCGCCTACTACTCAAAACTAATTTTAAGGGCGCTTAGGCTTCGAGCATCGGCCAGCGCCCTGTCTCTTGAGTACGCATAAGCATATTAAACTTTAATTTAAACCTTCAAAAAGGCTGGATAAAATGATTAAAAAATTGAATGTTTTTGGCGGGGAAATGATTGTTCTTTTTGTCTGCCTTGCCGTTTTCTTAGGTGCCGTTCTCGTGGGAACTAGCGCGAGTTCTCAGGACGCAACCTATCAAGCGAAAGTCTATCACGAGCGCGGCGGGGACCGTGTTGTGGTTCAGTCGGGCGGTGAGATTGACGTAACGTCTGGCGGAATTATGAACGTTGTTGATTGTTACAAAATCGATGATGAGTCTGAGCTTTGTTCGGTGGACGTCACGATAACGACGGCGCAGCTCTTAGCGCTCAACAACGTTGCCGTTCAGGTTGTCGCAAGTGTGGCCGGTAAATTTATTGTGCCTTTGGGTGTGCAATCTTTTCTAGACTATAATTCTATTGCTTACTCTGGAATTGCTGCGAATGAGAATTTGTTGCTTCGCTATACCAGTTCGGCCGG